CATCAATATATGCAGGTATAACAATGGCTTCCGTTCTATCAGATGATATTTGCTTTATTATGTACTTATTTTCTTTGACATACAATCTATCTTCTGTTAGTGTCTCAGAAGCTGGATCATCTATAGATGCAAAAAAGTAACCATCATCTGACTCTTCAAATGGTCCTCTATATAACTTGTCTTTTCCGTTGACTAATACTGGGAATGGTCCTCCTGCTTGGACTCTCATAAAATCCATTTCCAGTGTAAATCTACCCTTTCTAAATCCTAAATCTCTTAGTATTGATCCTGGTTCTATTTTGATAGATGGAACTTCTTCAAATCCTGCATCTACCATTATATCAGAAGCTGTTTTATATACCGTTGATATTAGTCCACCTTGATTTCCATAAATGTTAACCTGTATTATATCTTTTGGATCACCACCAAAGGAATATTCTGGCCATTCAGGCGAACCATATGGAAGATCTACAAACTGGTTGTAATATTCAGTATCCCTAAATGTAATATAATCGTTTGACTCTGGTCTTACGACTAGGTCGAACACCTTTTGTGGGATGTTAATTTGTCTTTTGGATTTTTGATGTGGCACTTAAAACTCCGTAAATGCTCTGTCTAGTATGTCCTTAGTATCCTGATTTGTTCTATATCTTCTCTGATATATTTCAACATGTATCGCATCTCTATCTGTAAGAGTTGACCCTACATTATCTGGATCTTCATACGAAATTATTACATCATTATTGTTTCTTAGGGTTCCATCGTGTGACGTACTATTGTTGACAGATTCATCTACTGATAGTAAATATTTTTGCTTATCCCTATCCTTTAACGAGGTGTAAAATTCGTTTGACTGTAATTCTTGTTCTGTGTATGGCATTATCTTGACACCTTAAATATTAAATCTTCATCATAAAAATTTGTATATGCATTTATTCCTGATCCACTAACGATTTTAAATTTGACTTTATAATATCGTTCAGCTTCTAATTCACCAGTTCTTAACTTAATAAAGTTTCCACTGGAATCACAACTCATCTTAGATCCCGATCCAAAGGGAATAATAACTGTATCTGTTTTTGTATCTACGATTGAATAAAATGATGATCCACTTGGTAGATACTTCACATCTAAATATGAAGAAGTAGTAGAAAAGTTTTTAGCTGGATACTTTTCTCTTCCTTTAACTATAATTTTTGCAATTGAGCCTTTTTTATAATCGTGATTCATATTTTCAACATACAATTTTAGCTGATTGAGATTGTCAGAAGTTAACGGGGATAGTGAACCAGTTTGCCATGTAGAATCGTCCCATTCGACTTCCAACTTTGGAGCAAATACTGTATGTGTATCAGATGAAAAAAACTTAAATATCCCAGATGCACTAGGACTGGTTTCCTCTAAAGCGTTTCTACGAACTACGAACCCTTCGTTAGCTATACTTCCACTCATCCATGATCTAACAATTGGACTAACGTCCATTCTCATATCTACTGGTAAATTTTTGTTGAAAGATTGAGATGCAACATTATTTGATCCAGTAAAATATGTGGCTCCCCAACTGTTTTGATCGGCTGACCACTGTGAACCAGTTCCAGTTGTTCTGTATCTCCATCTAACACCAGTTTCTGTTTGTGGATTATCTGTAGACTTTCCATCTCCTTCATCCCAGCTTTGAGAAACTGCGTTAGCAAATAATGTTATATCCCTATCCAATCCAATAGAGTTTGCCTCGTAGAGGTTTAAATAAAATTTAGCATTTCTAGATATTTCACCTGAGGCTATAGATTCTGATATAGCTGTAACTGGGAAATAAATTACAGATCTTGCTATGCGACTAAAATTTGTACTGTCAACCTGAAACTCTTTTCCAACTTCTAGAATCTCATCTAATCCTGCATTTTTTAAACTAGCAGTACTATTGGCTGTAGCTCCTCTTTCTAAACTAGAATCTTTTTCTGAAAATACAAAATAATGTGCCATTAATAATCTCCTAATACTCTACCAGTAATATCGGTATCTGGAAACTTTACTTCAAAAATAGAAGGATCCAAAGAAGGATAAATAGTTCCGTTAGTTGTGGCATCATTAACATCATATATGTTTCCTGAATATCCATCATTTGTTTTAAATTTGTTCTCTATAACAACAATATGTCCATCAGGATTGTTTTCTTTTGGTGCAACTACATTGTTGACACCCTCTATAAGTGATATTTCATATGCAACATCTGTTAATATTATTGGTTGATTGATTTGCCACTTATCTACATCGAAATATTCTTTTAATTTTTGAATACAATTTAAAATTACTTTTTCCTTGTTGTATCCTCTTTTGGTTAGTATTGAAAATCTAACACCTATGTTTATTACAAATGCATTTTTTATATTGACCGCATCTGTTAATATTCTATATGGTCCCAAATATGTTTTTATATTTCTTTTAGTTGCGTCATTTACTGGTGTCAAACGTTTATCGCCATCATATCCAAGAACATACATGTTTAGTGCATTTGGATTTGGAACTCTAACTTGCAATTTAGAAAGTTGGATTTCACCATCGTTCTCATCCAATATATCTTGATTGATTACTTGGTCTTGTAGTACACCCTCACCTGCATTTAATTGGTCATCTTGTGTTATATAGATTTTAGATATGTTTCCATATTTTGCAGGCATGTTGTAAACTCTAGTTATATAATCTTGTTTTGACACAGATCTCATTTGAGCATGGAAATACTGTCTAGCATTTTCCTTTATTTCGCCTAGTGTTTCTGAACCCTTTCCACCTGTTGCAGCAACTGAATTGTTAACTGCTATAGATCCTTTACTTTCATTGACTAGACCTGCTGTCAAACCATTTGTATTCAATACTAACGTTAAACCATTGGGTGAGGTGATTGAATTGCTAGGAACGTTATCCTTTATTCCACCACCAAACGAATATTCAAATGTTAAAGTTGTGTTTCTTGGAGCTTGTCCATAAACTGCAGTATCTAAAAAGTTTGCAGGATCAAGTGCAGAATTTGTATTTAAAAAGTTTGTATTGGTAAATGAATTACCAACTGTAGAAGGATTTGGTACAATTTCTTCATCTGGATTATCTGAAGTTCCAGACCCAAACTGTACAACTGTTTTGTTGTCATCTCTAAATCTTGTTTTGAATCTCTTTTGAGATCTAACCATTTTTAAAATATAAGGTACAGTATCGTTAAACTGTGATAGTTGTGGATCAAACTCAGAAGTATTTGACACATCATCATATACCAAATCTTGAGCTAGTGATTCAACCTCATACCATTTACCTTGATCAGAATCTGTACATGATATTATTTCTAAAATATTGTCTTTTTCTAATACAACTTGATCATAAGCTTTAGCAGTTGTAAACGTAAATTTTTCTTGTGATAGTTCACCACTTACTGCCCTAACAGATTTCTTTAACAAATATTTGGTTGGTAAATTATCTTCATCTACTTCATATATGCTAACTGTTGTTGGATCCAATGAACTAGAATGCTTAAAATCTATATTGTTGACTGTTCTAAACGATACACCAAATTCATCTGACTTTGTCCTAGAACCTGCAGATATTTCGTATCCATATCTGTAATCTGGTTTTATAGCATTTCCAGTTCCAGTTGCAGGTACTGTTTGAAAGAAATCTAATGTTACTGTAGACGGTGTAGAAATTGTTGGCTTATATCCATAAGATTGGGCAATATCGTAAATTGTTTTTCTTTCTTCAGCATAAACCAATAATGATTCTCTAAACTGTTCATCTATATGGAATGCCAAAACATCGCCAACGTATGAAGCCATTTCTATGAACATCATTCCTGGGGAAGTTTCATTAAAATCCGCATAACTCTGAGGGAAATATGTTTTCGCATATTCTATAAGTGTAGACTTGAAAGCATTAAAATCTTTATTTAGATATTGTACTTCTTTAGGTTTAACTTTCGTACTTGCCATTATTAAACTCCAACTCTATTAAGTGCCAACGATATAGATTCCGTGGCATTTGGATCTGTTACAATAGAGAATGTTACTGTTATGTTTACCGTATTATTATCTACGTCAACCATTACACCCTTCAAACTTACGTGTGGTAGCCATTTCCCAACAGACTCTCTAATAGATGCATCGATATCACTAGATAGGTCTTCGGTTGCTGGTTCAAATAGTATGTTAAAAATGTCACATCCTAATTCTGGTTGAAACGGTCTTTCACCCTTAACTGTCAACAAAAGGTTTTTCATGTTTGTCTTCGTTTGCTCTAAAAGCGTAGACGAAGATTTAAAATATCCATCTTTACCTCGGGTCAAGGGGAATACTAAACCAATTTTAGAATCTTCATCCCTATCTCGTTCTCGTACAGATGCTTGCCTTTTGTTTTCGAGTGCCATTATTTAAGTTTACCTCTACCAGTAGTTTTAGAAAGAGCTAAGGCTTGTTGATCATCCATTTTTTGAAACGGACGATTAAGTTCTTTTGCTCTTCCCCTTGTAGTTAAATATCGAACACCGGATATATTTGTGACAATCCCAACTTCTAAATCTCTTTCTATTGCCGCTTTCTTTGTTTGACGCGTAGTAGAATTTGGCGTAGTAGTGGCTAGCTCTAACATCTCTTCAACTAGAAATGCAAACGATCTAGCTTCCATTGGAACAGGAGGATTAAGTTGTCTACCATTGTTTCCAAGTGGAAATACTGGTCTTACTTCTCCTTTATTGACATAGTCATGTATGGCTAAAGCTTCTTCTCTAGCCTTTTCTACATTCTGTTTAAACTCTGCTATCTTAGCTTTGCTTTTTAGAAACTTGTTTTTATTGGTTTCTTTATGCTTAAGCTGAGCAAGGTTTTTAATTAATCTACTTAGTTCTAGTGCCATGTTTTTTATTTATTGCTTGAACAACCTTTGCGTCATGACCACTGAAAGCCTTTTGTAAAAAATCTGGCATTCCAGCTGTATTAACTGGTTGTTGAGGTTGCGTTTGTGCTTGAATTCCATCAAATTGCCCAACTGTTGATATTGGTCCACCACCCATTGTGGGCCATGCATCTTGTTGTTGCTCTCCACCTGGTAATCCACCCTGTGTTTCATTTAAAATTTGATTAAGAACTGGATCTTTTGCAAGATTTCTAGCTTCAGCCATCGGTGAAGCACTAACCACGTTTGGTTGAGCAGGTGCAGTTATCTCCTTAATAACAGCATGCATTTGCTTTGCTACTTCCTTTTGCACAGCTTCTTGTATTATCTTTTTCAAAGCTCCGATTTGTGATTTTTTCATGATATTACCTTTACCTTTATTTTATAAATATTATATAACAAAACCTTGTGCCTTATCTATATCGTCTAATTCCAATAAACATTCCTCTAAGTCGACAGATTGTTTACTTAATATTCTATCAAACTCATCAAACGATATTTCACCATCTTCATCTGTACCGAATGCATCAAAATTTTCTAAATCATCTAGACCCAGTCCTAGCTCTCCACCATCAGAATCTCCAAGATCACCAAGTCTTCTTTCAATGTATACACCTCCAGCAGCTTCACACTGTTCCTTTGTTAATCCAGCTTCTGCACCTCTATTCACTATACATTGTGCTATAATTTTTTGTAGAAGTGCTAACAACGATCTCATAACTCTTTGTGAGTTGGCCATGTTTTGTGCTGCTGTTGCCAATAATTGTGGTATACCGTTTATGACACCTAAAACCATAAAATATGCTTCTACTATTTTTAATGGTGAGAATATCCACTTTAATAATTTTACTATCTTTTTTAATTTTCTCGCTAGCGAAGATAAAGCTCGTAACAATCTAGAAATTCTAGATATTACCCTCTCTACTCTCTGAATTAATTTTATTAGTTTGTTAACATCTGGAACTAATTTACATGCATCATCTGGTTCAAGTTCTATTTTGTCGACCAATAATTGTACTCTAACCATAAACTTGTTCTGTACAGACATTAAATCATTAATCTTTTTTTGTATCTTAAACCACCATTTCATATCGAGATCTGGAATATCCAAATCCAAATCCATAGAAAACTCATCAAAGAACCCATCAGGTCTATCCGCTTTTCCAGCTAATTCTTGCAAACTACAATATGCTTCGTCATCATCATTCCCTGCACCGGGTGAAACAACAGCACCAGATTCACCAACAACGAAACCATCTCCATCAATATTTTGTGGTGCATCGAACCTCACGCCATTAGGATCTAAGACAAAACCATTCAGGACTAGGTCACCCGTCTTCAAATCTGTACCTGGTGCAAAGTTTCTTGCTTCACCGCCGTAACCTGAATGTATTACTGTAACACCACCCTCATCAGCTGTAAATCCAAGCTCGCTTATAAATTCACCTTCACAAACTTTTTCTCCAATTATGTATATGTCTTCATAATCCTCTGCTACACCAAAAATTTGATTTGCTATTCTGTTCTTTTCTAGTTCTTCCTCACTAACACCTACTCCTCCACTAGAACCAGTTTTTATTGCACAACCTTCTAATATTTGATCGCCTAACAATAATGCTGATCCTTCTGGTAAAAACCTTTTAGCTGAAGTAATATTGTCACAGTTTAACATTATAGGTTAGCCTTTCCAGCTCTAGATATTTTTACATTTTTACTGAGTAGAAAATCTTTTAATACAGATTCTGTCCATACTGCCGTTCCACTTTGCAATCCAGCTCCAGCACTCATCACATTAAATACTGGAACAGGTATACCAAAATTTCCAGTTCCAGTTGCTGCAGCACATGCAGCTCCAAAGGAATTTAATTGATTCAAAACGTTAACTAAAAACTTTACCAATTGGTCACCCAATACACCGGGTTGTAAATTTGCGTCTAAGTTGTCCCCAATGTTAACAGACAATCCTACAATATTTGCAGTTCCTTTTCCAACTATATTAATATTTCGTCCACTGTAAACCCTTATATCTCCACCTTCTTTAGAATTAAAAGTTATGGTTTTAGAATCCAATAATATCTGACTACCAACTAGTGGATCTTTAGTTATTTCTTGTGCAAAGGGTACAATGTTTAGTGGTATCTCCTCGGATCTTGTCATATAAATTGACGATAAATCTAGATTCACATCTTCTTCATTTGGAACAAGTAAGTTGCCTATGTTACTATCTTCGCTAGAAATTCTTAATTTTATAACAGAATCCTTTTTGGATCCTTTTGTTTTTCCTATTCTTATAGATTGTTCATTTCTACCATTTATAGCAAAATCACCTGGATAAACCTGTACTGGTCTTGGAGCTCCACCAATAACTGGTTCAAATTCTCCAACAGATGCTGCGGCTTTTTTATCGTCAATAATTCCATCCTCTGGATTAGAGGTTAGCCCCTTTAACATATTATTATTTGGACTGTTTAAGAAGTTTATAGGATTAAAATAAAATGTATATCCACCCAAATTTATCAATGACACAAATTCTCCTAGAACTGGATATTGATTGACAAATGCACTTAAAGGCTTTACGTATCCTTTACTATTTTCTGGGAGCAAAGCAAAATCAACACCTCCAGTATCAACTCTTATACATCCTTGATAACTTGGTGGTAACTTTGCGGACAACGGATCTGTTACTACATCTACAACTTCTGCAGCTACAACTTGCAGAGATATAGTTTGCGTAGCATCGATTATTTCCTGAGTTATGTCTCGTACACGTTTTTCTGTGGGTATCTGGTTCTTTATGTTAACTTTAGCGTTATTAGATACCCGCTCTGTGTACACTCCCTGTACGTCGGCCATTTTACGGTCCTTCTGATTGTATTCCTAGAGAAATGTCATCTACCTCTTTTTGAATATTTTCTGTAGCGTTTTGAATTTTATCAAGTATTTCAGCTTTTTCGGTATCAGACAGTCCCAACTCTCCACTATCAAGTTTAGTTTCTGATTGTATAACCCTTTGTACGACAGCTGTCAACTTAACTAACAATTCATCGTTTCGAATATTAGCTTGCATAAATTCACTTATCATTGGAAACAACTGCATCGCAGAGTTTGGATCTTTGATGAAGACCATCATTTCTTGAATCAGTGATTCTATTTGTATTTTGTTACGCTTAGAGTTTCCATCTATCTTCTTAAACATGTCAGATAGTTTAACTCCGTCATATATTTCATAATCAGCAGACATAATTAGAACGTCCTTTGATCATAAATATGGCGTAAATGAAAAATTGATTAAAGGTACAGAGGCTTAGACAATCTATTTGTTCTTGGCTGTTCTATGTGGCCTTCAACATCCCACTGTCGTTCTAAGTTTTTATAGTGAGATTTCATTGTATTTAGAACTTTTGTTATATGCTGAGTCTTGGCACCAGATAATTCCCTTAGTAATATGTACAAGGCTTTTTTATTGAATATTTCTATAGCATCAACTCTTGTCATTAACTCTACTATAGAGTATGCAATTCTAATATCTCTTTGTTTTTTAAATACAACATCAATATTCTCTTCCCAGTATTCTACAATAGACTTAAAAAACTGTTGGCCGTCATTCATAGTTTCGAATTTTTCATCATACGTAACTTGCTTAGCATCTTTATGTTTCAAATCAATAACGTCTGCAGTCATTTTCATTTTCTTATAGTTATTATTGTTGTGACATATCAACCAATTCTTTACAACTACACTAAAGAAACTAAAAGCCTTTCCTTTACCTGGCTTGTACTTATCCAACCTGGTAATCATAAATGATATTACTTCATGTTTAACATCATCAAGTGGAATATCAAAATAATAAAACTTAAATGTGTGTATTATACTTTCCACAAGTTTTTCGAACGGAGCTCTAAGATGTTCATTGTAAATATCATTTCGTTCTCTGTGAGTTAAAGCTGCATTATACTCTATAATTGCTTGTTCTGTTCCTTCGTGAAAATACATTCTGTTTACTGTTTTCTTTTTTGCTTTACGCGGCATCGTTTCTTTCTCCTATTAAGTTTTCTAATATTTCTACTTGATTTAATAATTCTGTAAATGTTGTTCCAGCTTCATCATCAGCTTCGAACGAACCAAGGCTATCAATGTCTCGCATGTTTTGTAATGCTGCACCGATAGAAACATATGTTCCATCTAAAGCCTGTTCTAAAAAATCTACCTTATTATATAGATTCCAAATAACATAACACAGAATCAATATGGTTATTCCCATTATTGTTTCAATTATCATTTAAATAAATCTCCTAACTTATCAACGTCTATATCGGCCATTGGTTCCGATTTTGTTGTAGTACCCTTCATTATCTTTGGGAAGTCTACGCTACTTTCACCTGACAACATATATTGTTCCTTTTCCCATCTAGTTGCACATGCATCCCCATAATGTATTATAAATCCAATATTTGTTTTTATTGCTTTCCATTCTGAACCTTCGAAAAAATATGGCTTATTTGCATCTTCGTATAATCCATCTGCCATTCTTAAACCTAAAAACTCTTGTTGCGACATCGGTATACTAAATTGATTCAGTAACCAAAATGTTCTATCTGTAACTGTCATCCAATGTAGGTTAGGATTATGATCATATAATCTTCCCCACTTTTTGGCTTTCCACTCATCGGGATTAGTAATATAGTAATCATTTTCCATGTCTCCTATTTTACCAAGATCATGGAACATTGCACAAAAGATTACACTTTCTTCATCTATGTCACTAACGTGCATATCCATTTTCTTAAACATTTCGTAGTATTCTAAAGACCATTTTATTACGTTTAGTACGTGTGCTACGTATCCACCTGGAAAAGCATTATGAAACCATTTTGTTCCTGAGGCTGGAGCCAATGTCATTCTATCTTGAAAGTGCTCATGTAACAATTTTATATTCTTTAACCTGTCACCTTCAAAGGTGTCCTCTATTATTTTATTGAGCCCTTCCCAATTCTCTTGTATTTGCTCAGCATTTATTCTCATGCGTTCTCCTTAGTCCAATTTAATTTAAAAATATCTACGTTTGTAAACTTGTAAGGTTTGACGGTTTCAGATTCCAATATATCTACTACGTTTACCCATTTGGAATTCATAGTATCTCTAACTTGATAAACACCATCTTTTCCATCTGTACCCTTTAATAAAATAAAATCACCATAATCAAAAGGTCCACCCCACCTTGCAAGTAAATTACGTGATAGTGCAACAAACTTATACCTAGATGCATGATGCACTCTGATTTTAGTTCCATCAGCCGTTACATCTGGTGTATCGTCACACTGTATTGTGTTTGGCTGATACATTGTTACATCAACTTTAATACCATGTTGATAAAACTCTGATAACCTTTTTGACAACTCTTGATTTTGATTAGCAAGAAACTCATAATGTTGATGATATGTTTCTTTGTTTGCTTTCATAAACTTAGTTGCAACATATCCATTTATAGTTGTTATTAGTGCTAATACTATTAGATACTTACTTAGGTTTTGCATGACGTATTCCTTTGTTAATTAATAGAATCTACACGTAAACCGGCATATATGTACATGCTTTTTTTACTTTTTTTGTAACTTTTTTGACGCATAATCTTTTAACACATCTGGATAGAACGCATGTATTATTAAGGCAATTGCACATGATATAGCTCTCCACCAATGTTTATAATACGTAGTATTACTTTCTTTAATGTGTTTAAACAAGACTATTAATCTGTTTCTTTAGTTCTAGTTTCTGTTCTTGTCTAGACTTATTTTTCTTTGTTTTATGTATCTTTGTCGTAGGTATCGGAAAGTCAGACATCTTAGGTTTATGGACTTTTTTCATTATCTACCCCTCGCCACCCCACATGGTGTCTGAAAAATAATCTTCATCGATGTCTTCATCGTCAAGTTGTAGATCTTCCAATAAAAGTTCAATATCTGCCCAATCTTTATTCTCTAGGGCTGATTCTAAACGTAATATTATATCTTCTTTTTTCATGATGTAGGTCTCCGTCTCGGTTGCCCTTAAATACGGTAAAGACTGACTTACAGTTGTACATTTTTCATCGTAACCATACGGTAAAATTATATGCATTATTATGCCTCCGCTATTTCAAAACCAAAGTTTTTTACTACTTTTTCTTTGCTCCCACTCTCCATTCCTACATGATAATCATGCAACAGAGCTAAGAACATGTTCTTACATTCTGAAGGAAAATCTACTGGCTTTTCAGCTACTTCTTCCAACAAATCTTTGTGCTTATCATATAACAATCTAGTTTCTAAAACAAACATTTCCCAATCTAATATTCTATTAACCACGCTTTATATCCTTATACATTATTTCGGTGTTAGTCATTAGTTCTTCTATTTCAAGATCTAAGTCCTTAATAACACTATCCATATCAACAACCTTAGTTTGTTTTTGTACTTTATACGCCAACTTACTATCTTCCTTTTTCGATCCATATATAAACGATGCAACTGGAAAATCAACCTGCTCATATTGTCCTTGATGATACCAAGGCTCAGGCTTACCAGATTCAAAACCCAAAGTACGTACATCCCCACCTGGTAACCATCCTGTATCTGGTTCACCACTGTCTGCTCCATAATTTGCAGAATTAGATGCGACTTCGTTAATCTTGCTCATATATCTATATATCGTTACTTTCTTGTTTAGGAGTGTCTGGCATTTTTATTATCTTTAGTTTGATCTCTTCCAATTTACCAATCCACTCTTCTAACAGTTCTATTATTTTAACCTTATTAACCTCTACATCGTCGTTGTCTAGAATCTTATCTACCCATTTTTTATAGATACCTAAAAATCCAGATAACCATACCGCGATGTCGGCTCGTTCCTCGGGCCATGATTTATTAGCCATGCTTGATCTCCTATTTAAAGAATTTTTTGTACTTTAATTTTCGTGTAACAAACGAAACAAATAAACAAAAGTGAAGAAGCCAATCCATAACTGCGTTCTTTGTTGTAAACGTTACTTCGTCCTCTATCATTGTTTTTTCGTCTGATACTGATTTAAGCTTGTGCCTATGAGACCAAAACTTTATACCTAAAAAGTTTCCATCAACCAGTATATCGTTAAAAAATAAATCAGATTTAGAAGTTTTGTATCCAACAACTTTGAACTTTACAATGTCCCCAAAAAAATCTATTTTTGTAACGGCACCCCTTCTTATACCCTTATGGTGAACAACCTTCGTTCCATTCGGGCACAAGTATTTCAACAACTCCCCATCCCTATCAACGAATGCAGATTTAACATCCTTGAATGAAGAATTGACGTTAGTCTTGATATGTAGAATGCCTCTTTTCATATACTATAAATATTAATCTTTGAGACTAAAATCACTAGGAAATATCCACTCGTACGGTATTCGCTTAGTTGGACTCTTTACTCCGTGATTTATAGCTATATGTTTATAGAAAAAACAGGTCTTATCCTCAACGTTTAGGAATTTTTGTTCCACCATTGGATTCCTACTATCCGATATTAATTCATCCATTTGCTGCAACCATAACTCCGCATTATAGTTTGCTGGAATAAATTGACCATCATTGTCTATATCATATTTAACTTTATTCATTAAATTCTTACCACCAAATATCTGATGCAATCCATCAAAATGACCTGTACCACCAAATAGTACAGATTCTGGATCATAATCTTGTGGCCACGTCATGGCCATGTACCTAGCAAAATTCTTACATGGATACATTGGTGCTCTAAAACCTTGGTTCTCCTTAAAGTAATCACAAAACACTTTAGCTAATTCCATCATTGTCCATTGTTTATCTCTGCTTTCCAATACATGTACCATATCATCTGCACACTTCTTAGGACCAGACAATAACCATTCTCTAACGTTTGTACCTTTAGGATAATATATTTGAAATAGATCACTACGAGCATGTCGTTCTGTTACAAACCTTTCTCTCAACGATTCTATTCCCTGATCTTTTAATGTTTTAAATGTTAACCAATGTTCATTACTAAATGAGAACACCATTGTGTACCATATTCGCTTATGTAAATCATCTACGTTTCTCATCTCATCGCAGTATGGGTGTTCATGCCAATGAAGTCTATGAGAGAATATTTGATAATCCTCTTTTAGCAAATCATCTTCACGCTTATCAAACACTCTACAAAATTCAAAAAACTTTTCTTTTCTTTCGTCTAATGTCCAGTCTTCCATCCAACTATTAATCGGTTTGTTTCTATTATTTAGTTCAACGTTTCTAGTATTTTCGTATACAATATTCATATACTGGTTCAGTCCTTATTTTGTTTTTTAAAAATTTTGTCCCAATTTTCATCGTACTTTTTTTTATTTGATACACGACTCTTATCTCCTTTTCCTGCATTTGAGTGTTTCTTTTTATTCTTGCTCACTATAAATGCCATCCCATTATTATGAAATAAAAATAAGCAAGACCTCCCACTATCCAAAGAATCATCTTAAGATATAGCATTTGTATATCTTGTTGAGTCGCAACTCTTTTCTTTTTTTCTACTTTATCCCAATCACCCATACAAAACTCACAAATTTATATAGTCCATACCAGGCAATTGCTGTTCCAGTTGGTAGCAATACCAAGTAAACAAATACTCGCATAAACTTATCTAATAATGTTTCTTCCATTATAACCCCAATGTGTTTACCAATGTCCAGGTATCAAGTGATATGCCAATGAATATTCCCATCATTAGACCAATACATATACCAACAATGATATAATTAATCTTTTCTTCGTCTGACAAATTACGTTGCACTTAATTCCCATCCATCATTTAAAAATTTCTTCACTTTCTTATACTTCATTACTTTAACTGCTTCGCCTTTTTTTATGGTAACCAAATGATTTCTACCAATTTTCTTTTCTGCTACGTATGTTGTATTTATTTTTCTGTCCATACAAACAATACCATTTAGATGATCTATTTCGTGTTGAACGCACACAGATTCTAATAGTCTTATTTGCTCATCGTCTGCATCTCCTTGTTCCCAACTACCCTTTCCATCTGTAGCTGAAGCAGCTCCACTAAAATACCAATCACTTTCTGATTGATCTGTAGATATAACTACATCTCTGTACCTCTTTGTTCTAACTCCTTTTCCAGGATATGATAAACATCCTTCGTAAAAATCTATCTCAACTTCCTTTGAAATGATTTTAGGGTTTATTAAAATAAGAGGCTCCCTAACATTAACCACGGCAACGTTCGCATCAATCCCAACTTGATTAGCGGCCAAACCGATTCCATCACCTCGTTTATTAAGTATGTTAAATAACTCTGTCGCAATTTCCATTCCTTCTTCAACTGTAACTTCTCGTAACTTTTTCTTTATAACAGGATTATCGTGCTTTAAACAATTGATTACTTGTTTCATTTATCTCTGAATTTTCCTTCTATTTTGTCAGCTAACCAATCAACAACATCAGTCGATACGGCTATTAGACAGATTGCTAAAACCCATATTAAACTACCCATTTACCGTAAAGCCTGCTACTTTCTTTTTGTAAAGTTCAGCATCTTTATCATCCTTAGCTAAAAAACTAGTACCATCTTCCAAGGTGTACACTTTGTACCCACCCCAGACTTCAGTCTTTTTATTTTTCTTTGACATTGTAATTCTCCTTTACTGAGTTCCAAAGTTCGTTAATAGATTTAGTGTCCCCACCCTGTTTGATGAGTGCATCTTTTCTTTTCATTATGGTGAGTGGAACATCAGCCAAACTTGGCGGACGTCCCCATTCATCACACATAATCTTTTCTTCTAACCATTTCTTTTTAGTCATTATTCCCATATCCTTGCGATTCTACGAATGAAACCTAATGTAGCTCCAAACCCTAATGCTATTCCAGCAACTTGTAGGTTACCCATATACAATGCTATCGATGATAACAGATATGCAGTAAATCTGAATACACCATAGATTGAGAAATCGCTTTGGTTCTTTAACTGTGTTTTTCTATCCATTACTTACCTGCCTTGTGATCTAAGAAATCTTTCTGAGCTTCAATTGCCTTTTTCAATTCCTTCTTTTCTGCCGCCATCTTTAACAACTTCTTATGCTCGGCTTTCTTTGCTTTCGCCTTTCTAGACTGCTGCTTTTGTTTGATTGCATTTACATCAGTTGGAGGTAGAGTACCCTTCAACTTAGGTTGTTCAACACCTTTGTGAAACACTGTACCATCTGAATCTACAAATTCTTTTCTCCATCTCCAACCTCTTGGCCTACCAGTACTAGCAGTTCTACTTGTACTAGAAAACAATCTATTGCGTTCATCTTCTGGCATCAATGATAGGCATCTATGAAGCAAAGCTCTACTACCCATAACAGATACAGAACCTAAACTTACATTTGCAACTGGTTCTCCTGTTTCTCTACAATCCATATATGCTACTCCATCTACGAAGTAACCACCATTCTTTTTAAATGTAGCTTCTTGATTCATTACTTACTCCTCTTAGTTAATAGGGTTGGGGTACAATTGTAAATACCTCTGATTAAACCGTCTTCATTCATAACCTTAACTTGCACGTTCTTACGCATAACTTTCTCAACCACACCAGGTGCAGTAGATCTACCATTCATCTTAACTGTGACTAGATCACCTTTCTTAAAGTTGAATCTTAAGCTAGCAGTTAAATCATTAATACGACTGACAGCTAATTTATTTAGCATCCTCAAATCGTCTATATTCATGTTGTTGACTTGTTCTATTATTGTCATTTAGTAACCTCTTATTTGTTATATTAGAATCTACACGACTTACCCGGTTAATGTACATGCTTTTTTTTAAAAAAATGCGTTTTTTTTCAAAGTTGTATTTCGTGCTCGTCCTCATACGTTTTAAGAATACGCTTTACTAATGGATGCCTGATGCAATCATCTCTTGTAAATGCCATATGATCTACACCTTCTATTTCTTTAAGTCTAAACCATACATCATAGAACCCACTTCTCTCGTAATCCATAACACCATTGTTTTTGTACTTGTCGCATTGAGACATGTCTCCTTGTATTATCATTTTACAATCGTGAGATATTCTCGTCATCAGAGTTTTTATCTGCATTGGTGAAACGTTTTGAGCTTCATCTAATATAACATAACAATTTTCCAAATTAACACCTCTTAAAAAATTCAATACACCAATTTCAACCTTACCATCAGTAATAAGCTTCTTAGCTTTTTCCTTTCCAACTATGTTATCTAGTATAGTAAATGTTGATTCGTTGTACTGTTGTATTTTTTTATCCAATTCACCAGGTAGAAAACCTAACTTATCTTCATTTCCTACATCAACTGTCGGATTGATTATCATTAGTTTGTTGTATGGGGTTCCCCTTCTTAATACATCCTGTAAAGCTTTGTAAATAGATACATAAGTTTTTCCAGTACCAGCTATTCCATGACACAGAATAAGTTGAGTTTTAAAGTCGCTCATCTTTTGAAAGAACAGTTTTTGATTGTCAGTTAGTGGTTTGAAATTGTTTACTATCTTTGGAATTTGGCCTACAGGTGATTTGTATACGCGACCATTTTGCTCATAACCATTATGTAATCTAGGACTCATCATACTCGTTATCCTTCATTTAAATTGTTAGTAACTATATCATTTAGAGCTAAATATGAATATATTTCTGGTTGTTAATCTTCCTTTTTTAATTTTCGTAAGTCTACTCCACCTTTCATTACAACTGCTTCTTTTGATTCTTCTTCCTTTTTACCCATCATTAACTCATGAGCTGTAGGTGGTTTTTCGCCTTCTTTGTACATTTCCCACCAACGTTTTTTATTCTTATGTTGTTTCTTAACAGGTGCTGGTGCTCCTGCTGCCAGCTCAAAGGCCATGCTTGCAGCTATGACTAATGATACTGCTAATGGATCAAACACGAATACCAATATGAATATGAAGAACTTTACAACTGTATCTATTTCAGTATTGAATACTCTAGCCAAGTAAATCGCTGGTCCAACATCAACACCAGTTTCAACTAGTGCAATCTTAAGATCACCTATCTCTTGCTTTAATTCTAACGATTTAACGTTTAATTCGTTAATCTGTGGTTGATAATCTTCTCTAAGTTTCTTTCTTGCTGTTCTGTAATTATCTGGTAATTCTTGAATAGCATCTTCCATTTCTTGTTTTAGAAAAATCTGATCATCCTTTACTTGTTGTAATTGGTCTTCTTTAAAGATCAGTGATGTTGATTGCTTTTCAAATCCAGTTGTAGCTCCTTGATATGCATTTGACAGATAGCCAAATATACCAGCAGAAGTTATCATAATAAGAACAATTGTGCCGACAAGTAAATAGGTTCTTAAGAACGCGGGTACCGTCTTCCAGTATCTGTAAAGAAACGAGGCAGTTACTAATTTAGCAAATTCAAGGCTTCCAGCCATGATCACCACACTCGTTTGTGCGCCGGCAAATAATTTTGATAATCCAAATACAGAGAAAAATGCTGCGCTAAATGCTACAGCACCAGCAGCAATTGCTACCATATAAGGAAATATTTTAGAGTTTATAAATTCCATGATTATAAGTCCTGATATTCAGCTATAATTATGTCTCTACAGAAGTAATAGCTGTCACCATTTCTAAGGACTGTATCTGCACTCCAACATCGTTTCCAATGATCCATGCCTTTCTCTTCAACGCCGGAGACAATCATCCTACCTAATAGATAGTACATATTGTCTCCAACCTTGATGAGTCGTTTATTCAAGTGAAGCCACCCTAAGCCTACACACAATTCCCGTTTTCCTTAATTCACAGTGTAAGAAACGGAAAATCACCTCTTCTCTTGAAATAAACATATAACCTAACTTATCTTAACGAAGTTCTTTTTTGGCACTGTCTCTTCGAACTTTGGAATCTCGATAGACAGAATACCATCTTTAAAATTAGCACTTATGTTATCACCATCTAGTGAATCGCCAAGTGTAAACTTACGTTCGAATGCAGAATGCTTCAGTTCTCTTCTCAAAACTGTTGCTTCAGTATCTTCATCAAAACCATGTTTACTTCCTTTGATAGTCATAACACCTTCTTCAACCTCTACCTCGAGGTTCTTTTTATCGATTCCAGGAATCTCTGCAACAACACCAACTTTATCGTCGTATTCGTATACATTAACTTTTGGATATGCTGTTCCCGAAAATGGATTAACACCAACAGTTTTTGCAACTTCTGGAAAGTTCTCTTCAAACATACTGTCAAATAGTCTGTCGAATGGTGTTAAAAAATTCTCACGATTAATACCAGGAAAACTGGTGTATCTTACTAAGCTCATTGTTTTTCTCCTTATGTTATTCTTATGAACTAACTTGAATACCTAACCATTTAGCGTACTCATATTATATAAGGAAAAAACCGTACCATTAATATTAGTATGACAAAATGGCATTATGTTTCCCCATATTGGCAAACAATTTGTCATAATGTCACTTAAACTCAAGATTAAAAAATTTAGAAAGCTTTCGAAGCTTAGGATTCCATCTCATATCGTTACAATCCTCTAAAAGTTTAATTGCTTCGTGTCTGTCTATTGGTGTTTCAAACGTGTCACCTCTAAATTCCACAGTTGGTGCATCTGATTTTGAGCATTGTTCGATGATCTTCCTTAGATCTCGATATGCATTAAAACCTGTGGCTGTCATTGGTATCTTACCACTTCTAGATGCCATTAAAATATATTTATCATATTCTGAAAGTTTGTTAAAATCCATTTTATTCCTCGCTATAGATTTGTTATTTGTATTAATATTATTGCAATTGCTAGTATTACACTAATCATTGTTTTCAATGTTGGTATTTCTCCAATAAACATCCAAGCTAGTAAACCAAATACTATAGTACCCATTCCAAAACCCGCTAACCGCATGTTCCAAAATGCACCGAAATGTTCATAAGACCATTTTGTACTGTAGAAAAATAATGGTGCTATTGCCAAACTGGTTAGATACATCCACCAAATTGACTTTAACCATGGTTTATCCCATACAACCCAACCTTGTAATTGAAAAAACGCAAACACTGAACCAACAAACTGTGCTGCAATTGCCATATGTAACTTACTAAATTCCAAGTATTTCCTCATCGTCTTCAGCAAAATCATATTGTTTATCATTCATCTTTTTAGGATCATATACCTTTCCATGTATATCTCTAATCGGCTCATCATCTTCCCATCTTCCTTCGTGAAAGCCATCTGCAAAATGTTTTACTTCCTTTGGCTTAGTTTTATTTCTCCAGAACCATTGTTCAGAATGATACGTTAGTGTGCTAATTATAGTTTTAAACAAATCTACAATTGCACCAATAAGTGATTTCATTGTTGACCTCATTTATGTGTGTGAAAGAATTTCTTTTTGTTAAATGTTTTAAGAAGATCTTTAACTTCGTCTAATTCTTTTTGAATAGTATCTAACTGCTTATTGATCTTCTTATCAGACTTATCTGCTTTATCGTCTATGTCTTCTGTAATATCGTATAGATCATCAAGGTCTACACCAATTGCTGCCATTCGTGACTGCGTTAAGTTAACTGATGATGCAAATTCGTCTATCGTTACCATTCTATTTAATTTAGCATCTATGTCTTTTTTCATTTGTGCTAACGCTTCATCTGCAATCTGACCAGATTCTATAAGCTTACTTAAGAATGTAATGTCATCTAGTATTTGCCTCAACTGAGTGACATAACTCTGTATTGTTTTTGGATTATTCAAATCCGTAAACACTGCGACCTTATCATCAGTCTTCTTATATTGTTCACCTAATTCTGCAACACGATCATTTGCTTTTTGTACACCAAGATATAATCCTGATGTAAAGCAAAATAAACTACATGCCGCAATTGCTATTGCTTGTTTCATAATTTCACCTCAATTCCTATTTTAGCTTTATAAAATTCTTTGCCTTGAAGTTTGGATATTTCGCCTACATTATACAACCTAATTTTTTCAGTAAGCTTGTATGACACTTTAAATTTATCTTCAAACTCAAATGTGTCTCTGCCTTCTTCTTGACTTGGTGGAAAGTATCCATCGAATGAGACATCAACTTCTACTTTCTCCCAGTATGTTTTCTTTTTAGACATACCAAAGGATACGAATGTTTCGAAGTTCTTACTAAATACATTCTCATTACTATTACGACTTGTAAAACCTAAAGACATACCTTTCCAACTTCGTCTTGCATCAATCTTTAGATATCGTACACCTTGACTTTCTTTATTCATATATTCTGGTTTAAAATATACACCGTCATCAATTTTTGCCCAAAACAAATCATCTATGTAGAACTCTCCAAGTTCCCTTTCCCATTGTCTGTTAGCATAAAACTTATCATTACTTATTCCAACACTAACTTCGTAATCATCGGGATTTGGTTGTACGTTTGGTGTTCTTGCTGCAAATGACGTGAACAACATTACACCTGCCAATAAACTATCTAATACCATTCTTCTCTCCTTCCAAAATTATTCTTTTCTATTCTATGTTTTAAGTGTCGTTTATACCAAAGTAAAAACAAAAACTTTTTAATCTTATCAACCATGTAACTCAAGATACTTTTCAACTGCTAGCTCCTTCTTCTTTGCTTCGATCATAACGTCAACATCGTTTCCATATGTGTCGATATAATCAAAGACGTAATCTGAATGTGCTTGAGGTTTGATTTTAGGATCTTCCTTCTCTAAGCTTCTCGATTCTGAGTAGTGAACCGCTGGCGTAATGCCTTCAGGCCACGTTGACATAGCAAGCTCAAGTGCTTCACGTTCACTAAGCCCGCCATTACAAAACCTGTGGTGATGATAGTCGAACACGATGGGCACGCCAATACGATTGTATATTCCATTATATAACTCCTTTACTGAATACATTGATTCTTTGTCGTCATTCTCGACTGTCAATCGAGACGTAACTGATTCTGATAATAACTCGAAATTTTTGCAAAATCTGTCCATTGCAGATTCTTTATCACCATATGCACCACCTAGATGTATATTAATTTTGTTGTATGGTGTTTTAGTTAGACCCATAAAGTCCATCATATCTCCATGGTATTCCAAATCCTTAACACAGTTTTGTATAACGTGTTCGTGTGGAGAAGTTAGAACATTAAATGGACCAGGATGTGTAGTCAATCTAAGACCATGAGTTTTGGCCTTTGTACCTGCAGAATGTAAATACATTTTAATTTGATCTAGATCAGGAAGATCTGTCCATTCATATTCTGATTTCCATGGTGCAAGTGTAGATGTCATACGAAAAAACTTATAGCCATTCAGAATATTCCAATCGATAATTTTATCTAGATCTTTTGCATTCTTAAGTGTGATTTCACTGGCATAACCATGTCCCTTCTCTAGGAACGTTCGTCTAATCATAGATCTGCCAGTTGTAATTCGTTGAACACCCC